TGACAGTCGGGCTCCGGCCCAAGACCCTGCACAGGGGGTTTCGCGACCTGTGCGCACCGCCCCCGAGGGCGAGAGGAAGACCGCGCTCCATCGAGAGCTGCAGGTCGCCTTCACCCACGGAGGCCACACCGTGGAAGACGCGTTCAGAGATGAACGTGACTTCTACGAGGCTCAACTTGAGCAAGACGCCGAGAGTGCTCTGCTAAGTGAGAACCTCTCCGATGCCCTGTTAACAGATGCGGCAATCGATGAGGATCTCGCTGCGCTGGGGCGCTCAGGCGACGAGCGCGTTGAGGTTGGTGGTGTGGACGTGACACTTCGATCGGCTCTATGGGCACATCGTATTGTCACTCGTCCGCCGCGGCACGCTTCAAGTCGTTCGAGGAAGCGCATACGAGAGCATATTTCATTGTCCTCTATGCCAGACTCGGACTTCGAGGAGTTGCAGCCTATCGCTGACAAAAAAGAGAGCAAGATCTCTGATCCCGCTGTTGTTGTTGATGTTGAAGATGTTGTTGCCGACAAATACGTTAGTATCCCTCGTGAAACTGATGACCATGTGTTGGTTACGGCTGGCGGCAAAATCTACAATACTCGGTGGGCAGCCCACTCAGAAGACCCCGCAGTACAAACGGCGTACAAGTGGTCTCGTGAGGCAACGTTTCGTGCGTTGGTTACCCTCATTCTGAGTGTCATTTCATCCATTCCGAACGCGCATGGCTACGCATTGTTGCGCGCTGCAGGCCTTGGCGTGGCTCACGTCTCGAAAACTTTGATGACGAAGCTGGCCTATGTTGGCTTGCCCCGACTACGAATTGGAACGCTCCGCAATCTCGCACTAGTGGCTTTGATGCTTTCAGGCAAAACACCACCAGTTGTTGGAGCGACACTTGTCTTGGACGCACAACCTCCGTTGGGCGTCTTTTCACCAAATCACACACCCGCTGCTTTTACCAAACCGGCACCGGTGTGTGGTGACCCTTTTACAGTCAATGAAGCAAATTTCTGGTATGAACAGGCTCACGGCCTTGATTCTTCGATCGTTGCACCCACAGACAGCTTTACTTGTGAAAACCTCGCAACACTTACTGTGGCGTATAAACGTGAATTCGATGAGTTGCGTTCACGACCTGCAAATACAACCTTGAAATTGCTTGAACAGTATATCGAGTGCAACACATTGCCCCAAAATGAGACCCATTCTAATTGTGATGCTGTGCTACGTGCATACCAACACCATTCTGCAATGTCTCGAGCTTTGGTGCAAACCCCTGTTGGTTCTTTTGTGTTGTACACTTATTCAGCTTGGCGATTCACAGTCAACCAAGCTCAAACTCTGATTGTTTTGGTTATGTCTGTGGATGTTTTTATTTCCCTCATCTACCTATGTTTGTTTGGCATCATTTGCCTTGGCTTCCTTGAGCTTTACGTTTTGTACCGCTTCGTGCGCTACATTTATAAACTCTGTCGCAAGATCTATCTCACTAAGGTGTACCACAAGTATGTCTCAGAAGTTGTGGTCAGCAACACGAGCAGTATTGAGCTCACAAAATGGGTCAGCTCTGACCCAGGTGGCCATTTATTCGACACAAACAAAGGTCGCGCGAGAATCACTCACACTGAATTCGCGAAGCTTATGCAAATGCACAAAGAAACTGAGGGTCGCTACGAGACTGCCAAAGAGGGCAGCCTGCACCAACCAGCCTCAAAATGGCCAACGGGTGGTTGCTGGATGCTCAAAAGTGTGGACAAAGTGTTGAAGGATAACGCTGGATGTATTCGAGTTGCTATTGCAGGAAAGGATTTCCTCGCTTGTACCGCTCATCAGATGAACGAGTACGAGGAAGGAGAGATGATCTTCCTACAAGGTCCCACAGGAGCGCGGACCGCTTTTTCTAAAGACAGCACGACTATGTTTACGTTCAAAGATTTGGAATTTGTTCTGCACCCCGTGACTCAGTGGCCCGCCAACATTCGCGCCGCTCCGTACGACGCTCCTGCAGCTGGCTCGTTTAACACACTTACCGGCACGTTTCACGGGATGATTGATGGAAAGCTTTATTTCTCTTCCGGTCGCATCATGCCCCCAACAAAAACTATCGTCGAGCATTACTCCACGACTTTTGAAGGCTGGTGTGGCTGGCCTGTGTTGTGCGGCACTAAGGTTATGTTCATGCATTTTATGGGTGGAGGTCCCTCCAAACCCAATCATTGCATTGCAATTGGCCCTATGCTTGTCGCTCTCAACTTGTTCTATACGCGCTATGGTTTTGGCCCTCGGGCTAAGAACTACAAGCACCTTGAAGGACCACAGGAAGACTCCGATAAGTTTGTCGTTGGTAACGCACTTAACCATATGCGCGACAACGCTGACGTCTATGAGGAGCGTGAATTTCACCGAGGCATGGAAAAGATGCATGCGCTGCGATCAGGGAAGACTGGCCGAACCTTCATTATGGATGAGCAACAATACGACGCTTACCAGATGGAGCTTGAGGACGGTCGATTCCTTAGAGAGTCGCGTGATGAAGTGGAAAGCCGCACACTCAGTGACGACTATTGGGAGGATGTTGAGAAGTGGGCTAAGAAACATTACCGACTTGAGAAACTTCAAGATGATCAACGTGAGCGAGACCATCGCACACAAGAACAGAAAGACGCTGAGGATGACGCAGCCTTGATGAGAGCAGCTCGTGCTGGAAACGGCATGGCAGCAGCTGTCTCAGGTGACGTCGGCACTGGCGGACGTGAAGGTCCTGCAAAGGACAGGCCGGTGGTGGACGATTATACCAAATTCGTTACGAGTTCCGCGCCGGTGGCGACACCAGCGCGTACCTTCCACTGTCTCTGTGGTTCAGAAGACGAGAAGCATTCGTGCAAAACCAAACTCAACATCATCGGGTTGACTCCCGACAAGCTTCAGGCAGCGTTAGCAGCAATGCAGACACCGCCAAAAGTGAGCCAGCTTGGTGCTGGTGATGCTGACCCTCGTCTGGAGACAGCACCAAAAGAACAGGTTTTTCATCCGGCGCCCGACAAAGCACCGAGCGCGGCAGCCGAAAAACCGGTGCAAAAGAAAGAAGAGAAGGATTCGGTGGTTCAATCTCCACCGAAGGCCGTTCTGACCAAAAACGCGAAATATCGAGCGAAGCAAAAACAGAAGAAAGAGCGGGAAGCGAAAGCCCCAACTGGCGTCTCCGTGGCCCAGCCCGCTCAAGTCCCAATGAGTTTGCCGCTGCAAGATTTAAACGCTCCCGACAGCAAACGCTCGAAACGTCAAGCGAAGTTGGAGGGAGTCACGCGATTCAGGATGACACCAGAGCTGGAAACGCTCAAATGGAGCCCGGAACGCGTGGACAAGAAAGGTCAGAGCTTCCAGTCAGTGCGATTGGAAAATGGAGCAACCATGCTGAGGTACAAGGACAACACAGTGATCCTCTTACCGAAGCGTTCCGAACCGGAGCTTCCATTGGCCCCTTCATTGTCAGTGCTGAGCGCGAAAGAGACCTCAAACACCCCACCACCCAGTGGGTTGAGCAGCCCGACTGTCCCGTCGACTGGATCAACACCGCCAGTGGTTTTGCAAAGCCCGACACCTCCGCAAGAGGCGAAAAGCTAAGCTTTCTTTCCCAAGTTCCCAAAAATTTTAACACCTCGGCCCCGCCTTCTGCAAAATTCGTGAAGGCTGCCTTGGACACTGTTGAAGGATTGTACACTAAAGGAAGATGGTTTGCTTTGTTCGATGTTTTTCCTACTGATAAACAATGTCGTGAATTGTGTTTAGATTTGCTTTTACAAATTGATCCGAAATCATCGCCTGGGTATCCTTATATCTGGCAGGGGGTAACCTCAAACCAGCAGGTGATTGACTCTGACTCGCTCACGGAACAGGTATGCGCGGAGTTTATATATCTTATGGGATTTTTGAGGCGTGGTGAGCAATTGCCACCCCCGACAGTCCGACTCTTCGTGAAGCCTGAACCACACAAGATTGAAAAGATCCGAGAGGGGCGCTTGCGCTTAATCTGGGCCATGCCTTTGGCTTACCAACTTATCCATAGGTATTTCTTTGGTCCCTCCCTCGCCGCTGAACTAGCCAATTTCGAAGATATTCCTACGAAAGTCGGGATGGCTTGGGTTCGCGGTGGAGCCCATCGTATATTTAAGTCCTTAGACGATGGGAGTGACGAAATTGCTGATGTTGACAAGAGATCTTGGGATTTGAGTGTTCCTGCGTGGCTCATCTGGCTCGATTACGAATGCCGATGGCGCCTCTGTTTGAACCCTAACCCAATTTGGGAACACTGCCTCAAAGCATGCTACCAATCTCTTTTGGTTTCGCGAGTGATATTTTCTGATGGCACCATCCTTGTCCAAGATGTGGGCCTCCCTGGAATTGTTCGATCTGGGTCAATGATCACGATCTCAGGAAATTCGCGAATGCAAGTAATTTTGAAAGTATTATTCTGTGTTGAAGAGCACAAGATCTATGATCCTGTGCGCCACAAACTCATTGCGATAGGTGATGACACGCTAGAAAGAATGCGTGGGATCCCGGTCGCTCAGTATCAGGACTGGCTTAAGCGCTACGGCTTTAAGTGCAAGGAGATTTCGCTTGGAAGTATGAGCACGCGAGTGTTCTGTTCCCACGGCTTCAAGCAGCACAAAGGAGTTTGGGTGCCTGTGCCACAAAATTGGGAGAAGCACTGTTATATGCTGACTAGGAAGGAGCGCAAGAAATTGCAATTTTATCCTGAACAGTTGCTCTCTATGATGCTAGAATATTGCTTTGTGGATGACAAATTCAAACAACTGCGTGATGAGATGGCACGTGTCAAACCTGACTACTGCTACTCACAACAGATGTTCCAGAGCTTGATGCTCGGTCTCGAGAGTCCCGCCTTTCTGCCAGCGTTGTCTGATGACACGCTGTTAACTGTGGCGCGTGATCCCTTGTGCCGACCTCTTGTCTCTGCTGTCCTCCACTCCAAAGCTGATGCCATGCCGTTTTTATTGCAGTTGGTGAATGTTGAGCTGAATCCGGGACCCCGTTTTTGGCAGCTCCTCATCATCACTCTTTTCTTTGTTTCTGCCTCTGCAACATACAAAGATTTTATGGTATCAGCTGATGGCACGTGTTTCCGTGCAAACGTGTACGTTGCAGAAACGGAAGGCCTCAAAAACCTCCTGTTTCATAAAGACTCTGGTTATTCTGCGCCTCCGAGAATCCTCGATCCTCTCCTTCGACCACTCGCAAGAGCGTTCGATTCTGACTTTTCTAAGACACTCGGTAGTATTATTCCACGCGACATCGGAGCCTTTTTCACTCCTTCTCGGTTCAACGAACCTCTGCACGACCAAAAACGGGAAACCTCAATTGTTATGCCAAAACATCAAGGGAAATCGAAGGCCAGCCAGCGCAAGCAAGCGCTGGGCAAAGCCAAACGCATTGTCAAGACCATTGCCAAAACAGAAGCGAAAGCTGTTGTTCAGGCTGTGAAACATTCTGCCTTGCGGCAGAAGAAGACGAAGCGTGGTGGCGGGAAGCTGGCTTTCCTCCAAGCGAACCGCTTCAACATGGACACTGCTCGCTTTGGCGGGCGCGATCTTGTTGCGAAGATTGTCTTGAGTCCGGCGGCGGCGAATTCTACGAGTGGTAAGGACGTTGCTGGTACAGTGCTCTATAGCACTCAGATTCGTCCACACCAAATGATTCCGAACGTGCGCCTCGCGCGTCTCATGTCACTCTTTATGAAATGGCGGCTACTTAAGGCGCGTTTCACTTTTAAGAGCGCTTTGCCACCTGGCTCTAACGCTGGCACGATGCTCTTTGTGCATGACCCCGACCCGAATGAAGTCATTCCAACTCAGTACGCTGCGCCGACCGCTGGCACTCTCTCCAACTACGACTCTCACACTGTGAAGTCGCTCGTGCCGATGGCGAAAGCACCGCACGACTTCAAGGGTGAGTTTTCTGACTACCTTAATCTGTCGCCGAATCTTGCAAAAGGACCTTCTGGCGGTTTTTTCATGGTGGATCCTGAGAATCTTGCGACGCCAGTTGAAAATTCGATGGGACAGTTTGCGATCTTCGTGCAAGACGCTCACAACATCCTTGGCGCGAGTGCGTATTTGCCTACACAGGCATACGAAATCGGCTCGCTGTTCTTCGAATATGACATTGAGGTTCAAACTGCTTCTGACAACTCCAACTTGGCAGGCGGCTACTTCTACGCGCAGGGCAATTACAACGTTGGCGATCATTACTCGAATTTCTATCGAGGTGCCAATATCGCCTTTACGCCCACTGCGATGTTGCCGCTCAATGCTGTTAACTTTCCAGGTCTCAGTAACCCTGTCAATGGGATTCAGATGACCGGTCTGTGGAACGGCACTGCTTTTTATCTTGGTTTTCCTGAATCGGGGGTTTATCTAATCACGCTACAAATGCCTAATATTGGCGCGGTGGCTGATCTTGGCACCGCTGGCACTGGCTTCGGCGCGATGACCCATGTCGCAGTTGCTGGTTCGCAAGGTTCTGTGCTTCATCAGCACACCACCTACAGCAATTCCACCACTGTGACAGGTGGCTCCGTTGGGCCTGCGCTGCAAGCGGTTGTTGATTGTGAGGACCCTGAGCTTGATTTTTTCAACACCGGTTATGTCGTTGGCACTGGCGGTTCAGCAACTGCTACTGCCTTTAGCTTTATGGAGATGCGCGTGGTCGCGTTGCCTCCTGAAGTGACAACGCTGTTTCGCAAGCAGATGCGCGCTCAGCGCGCTGAGGAGAAAGCACTTGAGGACACCAAACCCAAACTTGAGGCGATGTTCACAGAATTCCTTCGCAAGTCTGGCATTGATTTGCCTGCACAGACTCTTTTGCATGGCAAAAGTGAACAACGCGGCGATGAATTTCTCTCGCGATCAATTGCGGACTTGGCTGACCTCGGCGAAGTCAAGCAACCTGAGCTACCACCGCACAAGAGCCAGCCTCTTCGAGCAGTTGGTGGCAGCGGTTGGCTCAAAATCAGAGGAGACAGTGGAAGTGAACAATCAGCTGTTCAACTCCCTCAAAGGGTTCCTGACAAGCCGGAACGATCAACTGACGGACGCGAAACACCTCGCATTCGAGACGGCGATCGACCAGCTGCTCGCGAGCCTGTCTCCGCCCGAGCGCAAAGCAGCAAAGCATGAAGAGCTCTCTCTTGAGCCTCTGCCGCTTACGCCTTCGACGGTGAAACACTAGGTTCTACCACTCTTCCTTAATAGAGGGTGCGGTTACTTCTTTTCGCAAAAAGGAACAAAAATCACAAAACTCAAAAACAAACAAAAAAGTGAAAAATTCAAAATAAGGTTAGGCTTTCGAAAAACCACTTTACCAGAAAAGTCACAAAAAGTTTGAACAAAGGTTGTGTGTTGGTGAGTGTTTTCAAATTTCACAAAAACCATAAAAAGTATAAAATACAAAACTGGATTTGTACCAGGGGCTCTTCTCCACTATACGCATGTCGTTCGTGGGATATGAGCTTGGTGGTTCCATGGCTTGCACACCATATAGGTCAATCGTGCCCCGCAGCTTGCTGGTCTGGGGATACCACGAGAAGACCGAGGATGTCCTGGGGAGGACGGTATGTGCGAAGATCCCAGAGAGGGTAGGAAACATGAG